CTTTGGAGAAGAAATAATGAATAAATTTGAACAATTAATAGAATATGTCATCAATGATGACGAAGCAAATGCAAAAGCACTTTTTCACGAGATAGTCGTTGATAAGTCTAAAGACATTTATGAAGAGATCATGGCTGAAGAAGAAGTCATGGAAAAACAAGGATACAAGGACCGTGAAGATGAGCATTTAGGTGCTAAAGACGGTGCTGAGTCAGGCAAGAAACAATCCATGAAAGATCGTAGAGATGACGAAATGGGTAAAGAAGGAAAGCGTGACAAAGATAACGACAACGATCAAAAGATTGATGAAACAGATTTAGGTGGATCACAAGTTGACGGCCTAATTGACGACATTGAATCAGAAGAGCAAGGTGCAACTTTCGAAGACGAAGAAGAAGAAATCGAAATGATTGACATTGACGTTGATGACAATGGCGGCGAAGAAGAATTAGAAGACCGTGTAGTTGATATCGAAGACAAATTAGACGAACTAATGAGTGAATTTGAAGAACTAATGGGTCAAGTTGATGACAACAGTGACGACATTGACGGCGAGCAAGATGAGATTGATGGTATCGAAGGAGATCTTGACGGAGAGCAAGACGAAATTGATGGAATGCAAGATCAAATGGACGAGCCAATTGATGTTAATGTTGAAGTAGAAGGTTTTAATGAGAACGTAGATTTAGTTCCAGCACCAAAGCCAGTAACAACTTCACCAGCTAGTAAGTCACCATATGCTGCAAACTCAGGTCAAAAAGGAATGGATGCACATCCAGTAAACTTTGACGATGGGAACAAAGGCAAAGAAGGTCGCCCAACACCAAAATATGTTAGTCAAGACAACACAACGAAGCCTGACGTTAAGCCAGCTCCTAAGCCTGATTTAGCACAAGCATCTGGTGTTAACACCAAAAGTGTTATTGATTAATTAGTTAGGGACCAAGTATATGGGACAGCTATACCTAAGAGAAAACCTTACTTTTGAAGCCGCAAAGATGACAATCTCTGAAGGCGAAGAAAATGGTAAGAAGTCTCTCTACATGGAAGGAATCTGCATACAAGGTGATGTTAAGAACGCCAACGAACGTGTTTACCCAGTGAGGCAGATTGCAGAAGCAGTTGATACACTTAACGAACAAATTAAAGTTTGTAGCGTTCTTGGTGAAGTAGATCATCCAGATGACCTTAAAATTAATTTAGACCGTGTGTGTCACATGATTACTAACATGTGGATGGACGGACCAAACGGTTACGGAAAACTAAAAATTCTTCCAACTCCAATGGGCGAGCTAGTGAAAACTATGCTACAGTCTGGCGTGAGATTGGGAGTATCGAGTCGTGGATCAGGTAATGTTGATCCACATAATGGACATGTCAGTGACTTTGAGATTGTCACTGTAGATGTGGTCGCACAACCCAGTGCCCCAAACGCATACCCAAAAGCAATTTATGAAGGAATGATGAACATGAAATATGGACATCACATTTTAGAAATGGCTAGGGATTCTGGGAAGAGCGGCAAAATACAAAAGTACCTGAAGGATGAGGTTTCTCGTCTAATCAGGGACCTAAAGATTTAGGAGAATCGCATGTTAGATGCTATTAAACCACTACTAGATAGCGATCTTGTTAACGAAGATACTCGCCAAGCTATTGCTGAACAATGGGAAGCAAAATTGGTAGAGGCTAAGGAAACAGTACGTAGTGAACTTCGTGAGGAGTTTGCACAACGCTATGAGCACGATAAGACTGTGATGGTAGAAGCCCTAGATAAAATGGTAACAGACGGCCTTGCAACTGAAATTTCTCAAATAAGTGAAGAGAAAAAAGCACTTGCAAACGATCGTGTGAAGTTTAACAAGTCAATGACAGAAAATGCTAACAAGTTTAACGGCTTTTTAGTACAAAAACTGTCAGAAGAACTACGTGAACTACGCAAGGATCGTATATCATCAAAAACTGGTTTTGAGAAATTAGAATCATTTGTTGTTGGTGCATTGGCTGAAGAAATCAAAGAGTTCGCATCTGATAAGAAAGACTTAGTGGAAACTAAAGTTAGACTTGTTAGAAATGCACGTGGACAACTTGATAATCTAAAGAGCAAATTTATAAAAGAATCTGCTAAGAAGATGTCTTCAACTGTTTCTACGCATCTTAAGGCTGAAATGGGCCAACTAAAAGAAGACATCAAATCTGCTCGAGAGAACAATTTTGGTCGTCGTATCTTTGAAGCATATGCTACTGAATTTGGTGCTACTCATTTAAATGAAAATGCAGAAGTACGTAAATTGAATGCAGCTGTTGTTAGAAAAGATAAACAGTTAGCCGAAGCTATCAAAATTCAACATCAAGCTAAGAAGCTTATTGAGAATAAGAACCACCAGATTAAAGTCATTAAAGAAGCCAATGAGCGTGATGCTACATTGGACGAACTT